ACCATAGTATTTAAATTTGTAGTAAATGCAGTTCCTAAGAATGCTGTACTTGATACTCCAGTTAAATGTAAATGACTTGCAACAGAATAATCTGATTGAGGTAGTGTAGTTTTAAAGAATTCAATGTCATATGACATATACAATTCTCCTAATACATTACCACTTGCTGGATTACCACCAACTGCTAATTGGAATAAGGCCAAATCATATAATCTTATATCTTGTCCTGATGGTACTGCTGATGATCTCACATACAATTTATCAATTGTTGTTTGTCTTGGATCACATTCTGCAGCACAAATTCCATTACATGATGGTATAATTGATACTGCAAATTCATCATTCAACATTTGTTGTTTTGTTGAATAATTTGCATCTCCTGAATTATAATTAATTGCCATCATTACTTCTCCTAATGTAGTATTAGTTGAAGCCACAGAATTACCTGAAGTTGTCACAAATTCAAAAATTAAACCATGTATTTTATATTGTTGGAAATTATTTGCGACTCCTGATAACCAAGGGAATGAACTAAATAATCCAGGATTAATATTTAATTGCACTTGGTTTGTAAATGTAGCTGTGTTAGATACTATATCTTGAATATACTCTCTATGTCTTACTCTAACACCAGCTGAAGGTGTTGCAACAAATGCTGGTGGATCATTTTTGCCAATATCTAGTAAACTATTATATTGCATAGATTGTGCTATTTTGGGATTAATCATTTGCTTATAATCTCCAAATCCAGCAATCTTACCTAACCAATCTCCTGCAGTTCCCATTACATTACCTAATGAAGGACTCCAAAGGCCTCCTAGAAAATTACCTGCGTCTTTAAACAATCCTTGGTATTTCCTTTGTGGTTTCTTAGATAATATTGGAACTTTCGTAGAGTTATCTGCATTTCCTGAAGCATAAACTCTTCTTGGTTTTCTTGCGTATTTTTTTTGTGCGGGTTTTCTTGGCATTTTTATATAATTATAGAATAGATAATTATTTTACAAAAATTATTTTATTTATTTAATTTATATAAAAAATGAAAAAATCAAACAAAGAAATAAAAAATAGAAATTATTGTTTCACAATTTTTGGGGATTGGGCTTTTGATAAAAATAATGAAAACATTAAATATTTATGTGCCCAACAAGAAATTTGTCCTGAAACAAAAAAGATGCATTATCAAGGTTATATTGAATTAACAAAACCTCAAAGAATGCATGCTGTTAAACAGATTTTAAATAATAGTACTGCACATCTTGAGATAAGAAAGGGATCTCAAGAAGATGCAATAAATTATTGTAAAAAATCTGATTCTGCAGTACCTAATTCTTTTTTTTTTTTGGGTACACCAACTAAACAAGGAAAAAGAAATGATCTATCTGTTTTAAGTAATTTGCAAAATCAAAACTTAAATGATTTTATTACTGAAAATTTGAATATTGCTTTGAAATATCCTAAAGGTATTCAAACTATTAAAACTGCTTATGATAACATTAAATTGAATCATTTTAGAAAGATTAAAGTTAGTGTTCTAATTGGTCCACCTGGTTGTGGAAAAACTAGAAAAGTTTATGACAACCATGATATAACCGATATATACAAACTAAATACAAGTACTAATGGTACTTTATGGTTTGACGGTTATGTGGGACAAAGAATCCTCCTGATCGATGATTTTAAAGGATGGATTAAATTCACCGAATTATTGACGATATTGGATGTATATCCTTATCGTTGTCAAATAAAAGGAGGATATTGTTATGCCAACTGGGACGAAGTTTATATTACGTCTAATTATTCAATTGATAATTGGTATAATGACGTAAACTTGTCTGCATTAATGAGAAGAATTCATATCATTAATGACCAGTGGGACATAGTCAAGGGTAATACTAGCAATAAAAATTGCCCCTTGACTATAATTAATGAAAATGAAAATAACATTAATATTGAAAACAAAAATAATGTTATTGATATAAAAGAAATAATTAATGACAATAAAATTGAAATTAATAAATTTCTTAAAAAAAATAATGAATTGAAATTATTTGAAAAAAATTTGAATAATTATTATTCACAAAAAAATTTAAATATTAAAGATTTACTTTAATATTTATTCATACTTTTTATTTTTAAAAACATTTTTTATTTATTTAAACAAACAGAGAAATTCACGCTCCTCGCGTAAATTTCTTTATGTGAAAAAAATAGATTCTGGAAAAGGCTCTAATCCCCTCCTCTCCTCGCGTTTTACACTCTTCGCGTCCGAGTTCGGGGCGCCTTTTCCCATGAAGTGAAATATTTAAAAAATGTAAAAAAAAACAAGTATTTTATTATTATTATAAATCTTAATTATAAATATAATCCAGTTGGTACTTGTATAACAAACAAGTCACAACCACCATTATTTGGATTTGTCATTGGAGTCCAAGAACTAAATGTTATTGTAGATGGTAATGCAGAATTTACAATATTGAAATATGCCATCCATTGTCCTTGTGCAGCAGTTTGTGCACCGGACTGTGATACTGCTAATGAATTATTATAAAATGCATTAGGATTGGTTAAATTAGTCATTGTATAAGTTGGATATGCTTGTGTTGCACCTGAGTTACCAAAACCATCCCAAATTACAAGGAATGTTCCTGAATTGCCTGCTGCAATATTTAATATAGTTCCAGTTCCTGTTACTGATACTACCATAGTATTTAAATTTGTAGTAAATGCAGTTCCTAAGAATGCTGTACTTGATACTCCAGTTAAATGTAAATGACTTGCAACAGAATAATCTGATTGAGGTAGTGTAGTTTTAAAGAATTCA